GATCCCGGGTTCGGCTTCGGCAAACGCATGGAAGAGAACTTTCCTCTACTGGGAAAGCTGGCCGAGCTGCATCAGCTCGGATTTCCTCTGCTCAGTGGGACGTCGCGCAAATCGTTCGTCGGGCGAAAGCCGGCGAATGCTAATGACGGAGCATCGCGTCTTGCCGGCAGCATTGCTGCGATGACAGCGAGCATTCTCGCTGGTGTTCATCTGGTGAGGGTGCACGATGTAAAAGAAGCCGTTGCGGCGGCAAGGGTGGCGGACGCGGTGTTGCGCGCAGGAGGAGACTGAGGAAAATCAGAGCAGACGCGGGTTGCAAAGAAACGCGATTCTGTTAATCCCAGCCGACTGCACGCAATCCAGAATTTCTTTCACAGCTCGATACTGCTCATGAGCGTCCACGCTCAAATAAACCTTCTGGGCTGCTCCGTGGCTCAGGTCCTCAAGAATTCTGGCGCGAAGATCGGCTAACGCAACACGATCATTCCGATACCAAAGCTGGCCGCCGCGAAGATGAATCGTTATCGCAAGTTGCCGGTCGGCTTCGGGCATCCAGATTGAATGCTTTGCTCGTGGCAAGCCAAGCGCGTAGTGAAAAGTAGGTGCGCTTGCGAACTGCACGAACAGAAGACACAGAGCAACCACAAGCATTACGAGATTAAACATGCCGATGTTAATGCCGCTGATAATCGGATTCCGAATTGGGCGGAATCGGCGCATAAAGGTTGCCTAATGCTAGTTGACACCGATGATGCGAGAAAAGATTCCAGACGTAATAGCTGGAGGACGCAGGTGAGGTTCCGAAATGGAACAACTTTTGGCATCCGACTTGCTCATCGCACGCACAAAATTGTTCTTACTTTTCTCTTGACGAATTTCCCAAAATCGCATAGCACAGAAAGTGTAGTCAGTTGATACGCGCTCGGCGACAGAGGGCCGAGGCAAGGACATCACGAGAACTCGGCGGAGGTCAAACTCCGCTGACCACCGGCAGGAGCGGCGCTGCCAATCGGTTTCACGGAAGGATTCTCTTCCATTCGGCCTGCACATTACATCGTTGGCGAGGTCGTGTATTCGATGGCTGGGCTATCGGCTGTCGGCACTCGGCTTGCGGCCAGCAACCTGTCTTGATAACGACACGAAAAGGCTACCGGCTGAACGCCGCTAGCCGAAAACCGACCAGCCCGATCCATACTCAAATGTCACACCAAACCTCGAGCCATCGCGTTCCAGTCTTTCGTCTTTTTCAGCCCACGTGGAGCGAGCCTGCTTACTTCGTCATGCGCGAGGTTGCCGTGCGCATGGTGCGGGATCGCGCGGCCACTTGCATCAATCGCGGAAAGGCGATCCGGTTGACATTTCATCGTCCCGAGAATTTGCGCGACGAGAGTGCGCGCATCGGTCCGGCGACGATGCACGCATACGCGTGCGGATCGCGACGAGCGTTTGCTGCGGTGGAAGGATGGAGTGCTTTGAGGCCCGAGGGGCCGACAGATGCGCAGCCCAGCGGCGTGACCCCTGGGTAGAGATTGTCCAGTCGCTGAGCCCCGAAGGGGCGGCAGATGTCGCAGCATCGGTGGAGATGGAGTTCCCGAATCGGAATCGTGCAAAGCTGGAACAGCCATGCCGCCCTTTCAGGGCTCGTATCATTTGGGCGCTGTTTCCCAGGGCTCACGCCGCTGCGCTCCGCATCTGTCGGCCCTTCGGGCCTATCCAAGGATTTTGCGCGCACCGCATAACCAAGTTCGAGCCAACAACGCACTCGCGCGGATTGAAGCCATCTCGGCACATAGGGATTCCTCGCTTCGCTCGGAATGACAAGACTGAGGGCAAGCTCTCCCGCAAGCCCACTCCGGCGATATCGATTGTGACTAACCCCTCATGATCGCTCGTCGCCGGAGTGCCCGCCTCTCGGCGGAGATTTACAGCGCTGGATTTGAACGTTGAGCGATTGCAGTGAGTCATCGGCTTCATCCGACGGAGAAGCTTGCCCCTCGCTTTTCGATCTAGTAACTGCGCTGAAGGAAGCGGAAGATCAGCTTCAGCGCTGCGAACTGCAGCGCAACCTGAAAGCTTTTGTGCAACACTTCTGGCCCGTTTTGGAACCGGCGACGCCGCTCGAGTGGAATTGGCATCTCGACTTGCTGTGCGAGCACCTCACGTTGGTGGCGCAAGGCGAGTGCCGGCGGCTGATCATCAATGTCCCTCCGCGGAGCATGAAGTCGCTGCTGTGTACGGTGTTCTATCCCGTCTGGAGATGGATCACCGCGCCGCAGCGGCGATTCATGTTCGTGAGCTATTCCGAGGAGCTGAGCACCGATCATTCGGTCTTTCGCCGCAACGTGCTCAATTCGGAGCTCTACCGCAGGTGGTGGGGCGACGACGTTCGGTTCGCGCGAGATCAAAATCTGAAGACGCAGTACGAGAACACAAAGCGCGGCGTAATGTTCGCGACCTCGATCACCGGATCGGCGACGGGCAAAGGATGCGACGAGCTGATCGTCGACGATCCAGTCAACGCACAGAACGCCTTCAGCGACAAGGAACGCCAGACCACGAACCGCAATTTCGATGCGACATTTCGGTCACGCCTCAATGATCCCGCATCGGGAAGCATCGTGGTTATCATGCAGCGCCTGCATGAGGACGACCTGACAGGTCATCTTCTTGCGCAAGAGCCTGGCGCATGGACGCATATAAAGCTTCCGGCGGAGGCGGAGGTTCCGGAGCATTGGAGATTTCCCATTTCGGTCGACAGGATACATGAGCGCAAACCCGGCGATCTGCTCTGGCCAGAGCGCTTCTCTCGTGAGGTGCTCCATGATCTGAAGACCGCATTGGGATCGTGGGCGTATGCCGGACACTATCAGCAGAATCCGGCGCCGTTCGAAGGCGGCATCATTAAGCGCGACTGGATCAAGTATTACCGCGAGCTTCCGGAAGGCACGGGTAAGTGGATCCAGAGTTGAGATTGCAGCTTCAAAGAGACTCCCCATTCCGACTACGTGGTTGGACAGGTCTGGGCGAAGTTCGAGGCTGATTATTACCTGGTCGATCAGGTGCGCGAGCGCATGGACTTCGTGCGCACGCGCCAGGCGATTCAGGAGATGAGCCGTAAATATCCGCAAGCGACGGCCAAGCTGATCGAGGACAAAGCTAATGGGCCCGCCGTGATTCGATCGTTGCGGGATCACATTAGCGGCATCATCGCAAGGACGCCGAAAGATCCCAAATTGGCACGGCTGACCTCGGTCTCTCCGCTGTTTGAAGCCGGCAACATCTTCTTGCCCGAACGGGCAGCTTGGGTCGGCGACTTCGTCCAGGAGCTGCTGCAATTCCCGAATGCCGCCAATGACGACCAGGTCGATGCCTGCACGCAGGCGCTCGAATATCTGAACCGGCGGCTGAGCGGCATTCAGCAGTACTACAAACAGGAAGCGGAGAAGGCGCGGGCGGGAACCGGGAAAGTCTGAGAAACCGCGGTAGTGGTCGTCACACGCGACTTCACTTCCCTAATATCTGCGCACAATCCCGCACTCGCCGCGTGAGTACATCGGCAAGGCGTTTGAGGATTGGGTGCTTCAGTTCTCGCCCGACGATCTGTCGCCGCACTGCGCTGATTTGGTCGGGAAGTTCAGCGGCCATCGTTCGCAGACGCTCGATCAAACGATCTTCGTTCACGCGAACCTCGGCAGCCAGCTTTCGCCATTGGCGAAGGCCGATTATCCGCAGGTGATATTGTCCTCCGATCTTCATCGCCATTTTCAATTTGGGAATGTAGATCCCGGGATATGGCAGAATGCTGGCAACGTCGTATAGCGGAGCAAAGCGCACAGCGCCTCGGGATCCGATCAGGATCGAGTAGTTCTTAGCATGCGCGTCGGTACCTCCGATGAACCAGTTGAAGGCAACGGCATCGAGGAAGGCGTAGACATCATCTTCGGGCCGAGCCGAATTTTGGCTTAGCAGATCGGCGATCGTGGCGACTCCAGGACCACCTTCACTCTCGTATTTCTTTCCTGGAAGGATACTCAAGGCCTGGCACAGGTCTTCCTGATGAAGACGAAGAATGCGTCCTCCGGCGGAAGCGCGGTCATATCGTTCAATGACGATCGCAACCTCTTCTGCAAAGCGAGAGACGTCGCTTCGTGCCGCTGCCAATCCGAGCTTCGCAGCCAGCTCGAGACAAAAGTGCTCGTTCTCCGCGTGGCCTTCCCATTCGCCGAGTGGAGGCTTGAGGATGTGCGTTGTGGGAGTCCTGCCGGATGGCACGCCCCAATGGCCATCGCGCAAGAAAAGCGCGGTTTTCGGCTGAGCTCCGGCGAGGCTGAACTGACCGGTATCGCGAGCAATTCGCCACGCCGCGTGGTCCTGACGCAGGATCTTCAGCCGTTCGGCTACTTCTTCCTCAGTGAGCCACTGAATTTCGACTTTCTCCGATTCTGTGAGCAGTCGATCAACGCGCTCGGGACGAACAAACTGAATTGCGCCGGCACAGTCTTCTCCCACATGCGCCAGTAGAGCAAAAGGATTTCGGGGAGAGACGTGAAAGCCGGCAGCCCACTTGCCGAGAATGTCTGGGTTGTCAGGAAGCAATCCGCGAAGGAATGCCTCGACCGGAGCATGTCCGTGACGATCCTGGAGAAGCGGCATCGAGACCGATAAGGGAAAGCTTGATCGGTCTGCTTGCCACTGCCGGGCGTACTCAAATGAGAGTCTCCCGTTTTCGTGAGCTACTCGACCAACCTCGAGCTGTCCGGCAATGGCTAGGAGTTCTTGCTTCATGAACGCCGCTTGAAAGAATCGATATGCGCGTCCAGATCGATCGATGGCACCGCCTTCGATGGAGGATGACGCTGCTGAGTTTTTCTCAAATCCTCGGCAGTGAGGGCGAGGTCAAGCGCACGCAGCGTTCGCAAAATCAGCCCCACTGCGGCGCGCGGTTTACCCGCCTCAACTTCAACGATCCATTTGCGGCTGGCGCCTACGGCCTTCGCCAGCTCTTGTTGTCCGAGATTCAGTTTCGTGCGCCTATCGCGGATCAGAGCGCCTAAATCTGCCGGGGTTTTGATGAGCATAGAAATCCTCTACAACCAATGTAACCGATCGGTGACATTTTTAAAAGTAACCGATCGGTGACATTCAATCGTAAGTAACCGATCGGTGACATTATAAAAAGTAACCGATCGGTGACACAAACACCGGAGGCGGCTGTTTTCATCGTGACCTCTGAGGTTTAAACTTCGTGACCTTCGTGTTCACCCCTCTCGTCGTTAGTCTTTATGCATAAATACTGCTTATTCATTCTGATCGCTGCGAATCTGGCGAATGAAACCTGACTACCGTCACGGCGGCAAGCATTGAGAAAGCGGGTGCGCCGCTCGCGTCGGGGACCATTTGCTTTACTGCCACCAACGCGAGCGACAACCCAATTCCCTTTCGCGTCGGTGGTGGCGGACAGGAGGTCGTCGCCCCTTATTGCACGGCAGTCACGAACGGAGCGATTGGAGCGTTCTCGGTGGCGAATCCTGCGAACACATCTCCGGCGAACATCAGCTATCGCGTGGAGATTTTCGATCAGTATTCGCGCGTGCTGAAGTACGCCGGCGTGCAGTTCACTGGCGCAACCTTCAACTTCGACAACTACGTTCCTTCGGCGAATCTGCCACTAGGCGCGAGCGCGAATGTGCTCAGTGTGGGAAATCTCACGATCACGGGCTCGTGTACGGGATGCGGCGCGGGCGGAGGCGGAGGCGGATACGCGACCATTCAGTCTGCCGGCAGTTCGCTGGCACAGCGCGCGACGGCCAACTTCTTCAGTGGCATCGTTTGTACTGACAACTCCGGCTCATCGCGAACCGAGTGCCAGCTCGACCAGAGTTTCAGTCCTACCTGGAGCGGCGCGCATACATTCAATGGCAACGTAAACCTCGCCGGCGGATTCAAGATCAACGGCGCTGCTGCGCAAGGCAAGATCCCAATTGGGGACGGAACGAATTTCGTGCCTGGGGATCCACTGGTGCAAGGCACGCAGGCGGACGGCTCGACGTCGGCGGCAAATCCGGTCGCAATCGGCGCATATGATTCGGCCGGAACTCCTGCTCTTCATCGCGCGATCGCGCTGAACGCCAGTCCTGCAGGAGCGGAGTACGGCATCGTGACGCGTCCGATTCCCAGCGGCACGCAAACCGTTTCGGGAACTGTGACTGCCAACGCCGGATCGGGGACATTCAACATCTCGGGCGCGGTTACGGCGAATGCGGGCAGCGGCAGCTTCACCGTTGCTCAGACAACGGGAAGCAATCTGCACGTCACCTGCGACTCGGGCTGTTCGTCTTCGGCAGGATTCTCCGACAACGGGGCGTTTACCACCGGCACAACAGCGATCAATCCTGTGGGAGGCCTGTTCGACGACACACCTCCGACAGCGATCACCACGGGACATGCGGCGAGTGCACGCATGACTCCGAATCGCGCGCTCCACGTCAACCTGAGAAATCAATCGGGCACAGAGATCGGCACCAGTTCGGCTCCGCTGCGTGTGGATCCGACGGGCACAACTGCGCAACCCATTTCCGGAACCGTAACCGTGCAGCAATCGACAGCCTCGAACTTGAAATTGATCTGTCCGGAACAGCGGTCAACGCGACCGCGATCAAAGTTGATGGATCGGCGATCACACAGCCGGTGAGCGGCACGGTCACTGCCAATGCCGGAACGGGAACGTTCAATATCCAGGCAAACGCCTCGGTGAACTTGAGTCAGGTGGGCGGGAATGCAGTTGCCGCGGATTCGAATGGACGCCAGCTGGTTAAGCTCTATCCCGACACCACAACCGCGAGCTACCACGCGTCAAAGAAGTTTGCAGCAAGCTCCACCACAGATATCGCCGTACTGCCGGGCAATGCAAGCAATACGGTCCTGGTAACCAGAGTGACCCTCACCTGCACGCAATCCACAGCAGGGGAGATCAACGTAGAGCTGCTCAAGCGATCCACTGCCGACACGGGCGGCACCTCGTCAGGCTTCACCGAAGTTCCTGACGATTCCAGCTATGCGGCGGCTTCCAGCGCTCTGCTTTCCTACACCGGCACCGGTCCCAGTGTGGGAACCGCAGTCGGCGATCTGGACAACGCGCAGGTCGGCTGCATGGCCGCGGGAACAGCGACGCCGAACGATATCTACATCTTCAGGCCGGCAAAACCGATTGTGCTTCGCGGCACAGCGCAGCAGATCGCACTGAATCTCGGCGGCGCGCTCACCGGCGGCAACGTGACTGTCACGTTTGAGTGGATGGAGACCAATACACCGTAGCCACGAAGCCGCGAAGCTTCGAAGCTGAAAATCGAGACACGCAAGGGCTATAGTCCGACTTTGCATTCTAAGCATAAGGCAGCATGCCCTCTTTCTGAGCCTGATCAGCAATCGGCGCAACTTTGGTTCTGGCTTCGTGGCTGCGCGGTTTCGAAGCTTCGTAGCTATCTCATGAAAATCCCTATGCTACTCACACTTCTCCTCCTCACTTCCCTGGCAGCCTTTGCCGCGCTCGTGCAAGCACCTCGTCGCTCGAGAGGTGACTAATTGCGAGTGGAGTACGCGCCTGACTATCATGTCGTCGATGAAGTGGCGGCGCGTACTGCTAATAGCCGTGGCCCTGATCGCGGTCTCCGCGGGAGCATATCACTTTTACAGTGTGCGAGCGCGGAAGAAGCGCGAAGCTAAGTATCAACAACGGCTGAACTCTTGTACCGAAATCTTTCACACTGACGAGAACCGCAAGGCAGTTGAAGACTACTTCAGGAGCCACGGCACTCAATTCGGCAAAGTACTCGGCCCAGGCAGTCTCACTTCATGGAGCGACTATGTTCGGATTGGCGAGGAACCCGCTCCCTGGTACTGCAGCAACTGGGAGGTTTATGTCATGTTCGATTTTGCCGCTGTCGAAAAACACAATCCTTGGGATGGACGTGATTCAGACCTGTTGAAGAAAATTCGCCTCGCGAGTCACGGCGAAGGATGTCTCTGACCCCTAGCCAAGTATTGACTCTGTCTTAACTCTTATCTGCAATCCCTCACCCATCCGCTACCGCGGACGGTACTGAGTCGGTGTTCCTTATGACCAAACTTACTCTTTTCGCCACACTGACCAAAGTCGATGAACCAAAACGGGACTCGCCACCGCCGAGGTCGTCGATAAAGACGGCGAGATCTTCGACTATGCCTCCTCCAAACCCTACTTCGAAGAATGGTCGCGCGAAATCGCAAGTGCCACTTCGGGACGCAGCCTCGGCAACGTGCGCGAGATGCATCGCTCAAGCGCCGTCGGCAAGCTCGTCGATCTGGAGTTCAACGACGAGCAGAAGACGATCGCCGTGCGCGCGAAGATCGTCGATGACACTGCATGGCTGAAGTGTGTGGAAGGCGTGTACACCGGCTTCTCCATCGGTGGACGCTACGTGCAGATGTGGCCTGACGGCGAGTTCCTGCGCTTCACCGCGCAGCCGGCGGAGATCAGCGTGGTGGACAATCCCGCAGTGCCGAATGCGCATTTCACGGCGATTAAAGATGACGGCAGTGTGGAGGTAAGAAAATTCGCGGCTTCTGGCTCCTGGCCTCTGGCTTCTGGCCAACCAGCAGTCTTGCCGGAAGCTAGTAGCCAGAAGCCAGCAGCCCCAAGAAACGGAGACGCAATGAATCCCAATTACGAACAGGAACTTGAAAAAGCAATTTCGCAAACCACCGCTTCGCTGGAGAAGATCGGCGAGCTCGACCGCAAACTGGAGTCGCTCGAATCCGGCCTTAAAGAGCTCGCCGACGCCTTCCGCAAATTCAGCGAAGGCTTCGTCAAGAGCTTTAGCCCCCCGGAACGGAGAGTCGCGCGCACCAGCGTGACAGTTTCAAAAGAGGACGACACGAAGAACGCGGCCGAGGACAGCCGGAGTCACGCCAGGCGCGAAGGTGCGCAAGCCGACGCAGAAGCAGGATTCCTCGAAGCAATGAAGTCTGCGCACGCGCGCCCCGCGATCGGAGCCTAAGTGCATTAAGAAGCACTCCTGAAAGGCGAAGAATCTTAGGCTCGAAGGGCCGATATGTATTAGCCCACGCGCGTAAGCCGTGGGTGGCCAGACACAACGACGCGAGCCCCGAAGGGGCGGCATAGCTGTTTTGACCTGCAACGATGCCGCCCCTGCGGGGCTCCGCTCTTCTGGAACTCGTAACCCACGGCTTACGCGCGTGGGCTATTACATTCCGCTCCTTCGGAGCTGGAGCATGGTCCCAATGAAAACAATCTCGTTTAGCGCACCTCAGCTCCGGCTTACCTGACATCAGCAAAATATTCCATTTCCAAGAAAATTTAAGAGGAACTACACACCATGTTCAACGGAGAAGTCACCGAGCGCACGATCGAGTTGCTGAAGGGCATCGATCTTGCCAAAGCGACCTTCCAGACCTCTACCGGTCTGGTCAACTACGATCTGACGGGACCGGCGAAGCTGCTGTATCCCGTCCTCTCGCCGCTGCGCAATGCGCTGCCGCGCGTGATGGGCAACGGCGACACGGCCACACGGTGGAAGGCGATCACCGCGATCAACACAGCGAATCTCTCGCCGGGAGTCGCCGAAGGCAAGCGCGGCGGACGCATCACGGTGAGCGAGCAGGATTACACCGCCGCCTATGCCGGGCTGGGACTCGAAGGCGACGTGACCTTCGAAGCGCTGTACGCGGCGGAAGGTTTCGACGATGCGCGAGCGCGGACGGTTGAGTCCGTGCTGCGTTCAGTGATGATTGCCGAAGAGCGCGTGATCCTGAACGGCAACGCTTCGCTCTCGCTCGGCACTCCGGCGGCTCCGGTCGCGACGCTCGCCTCTGGCGGAGCGATTACCGTTCAGGCCGGGAACCTTGTATATGTAGTCGCGCTGACCGCAGAAGGCTTCTTGAATTCGAGCGTACCAAACGGCGTTCCCAAATCGGTATCGCGCACGAACATCGACGGAACTTCTGACTCCTACGGTGGCGGATCGTCGAACATCTCGGCTGCATCGAACGCCATCACGACCACTTCGGGAAATCAGACGATCAATGCAACCGTCACCGCCATTCCTGGAGCTGCGGGATATGCGTGGTATCTGGGAACGTCGGCCGCAAACGCCGTCCTCGCACAGATCACGACAGTAAACAAAGTCACGCTCTCCGCCAATGGCGCGGGTACGCAGACTGCCAACCAGATCACCGCTGACAACAGCAAGAACGCGCTGCTCTTCGACGGCTTCATCACGCAGATCGTGAACAACGTGAACGGCGGCGGTAACGCATATTACAAATCGCTCGACGGTGGGTTTCTCACTTCCGACAGCGCGAGTGGCATCGTCGAGATCGATGCCGCGCTCAAAGCGCAGTGGGATTCGAATCGCCTGTCGCCATCGAAGATCTGGGTCAGCTCGCAGGAGGCGGCGAACATCAATAAGAAAGTTCTCGCTGCTACCGGCGTGCCGCTCTTCCGTATCAACCTCAACGTGGAAGGCAAGCCGGCGGTAGTCGGCGGATCGATGGTTGCCGGCTACTTCAACAAGTTCGCGCCCGGCGGCGGACAGGTGATCCCGATGGAGATCCATCCATACCTCACCGCAGGCACGCTGCTCATGCAGACCGAGCGCCTGCCGTATCCGCTGTCGAACGTCAACAACGTTGCGCAAATCAAATGCCGCCGCGACTACCACCAGGTAGATTGGCCGATCACCAGCCGCGTGTACCAATTCGGTGTGTACGTCGACGAGGTGCTGCAGGTCTTCGCGCCGTTCTCGTTCTGCCTGTTGCAGAACATTGGGAACGGATAGAAAGAAATCGGGTGATCGGGTCATCGGGTGATCGGGTGAAGTAAGAGGCCTTCGGCTTGTGGGCGATCTGCGTTCGGCCAGCCACGCTCATGTTTTGAGTTGCCGAGACTCTCTTGTACCTGAATGTCAGCTTCTGGTTTTTACTTCACCCGATCACCCGATGGCCCGATCACCCGATCTAAGAATCTGTTGAGAACATCCCATGCCCACTTCCCCCGACGACCTCTGCGTCCTCGCCGACCTCAAAGCCTGGCTCAACATCCAGACCAACGCCGAGGACACGCTGCTGCAGAACCTGATCACGCGCGGCTCGCTGCAGATGCTGCGCTGGATGAATCGCGATCACCTCATCGCGACCTCGTACACCGAGAATCGCGACGGCAACGACGCGCTCTTCATCCTGCCACGCAATTTTCCGCTGATCTCGGTGAGCAGCGTGATGGTAAACGGCGTCTCGATTGCCGCCGCCGTAGATCAAGTCAGCGCCGGCTTCGTATTTGACGCTCGCAAGATCATGCTGCGCGGCGGATCGAGCGCGTTTTACTCGTTAGGTCCGTACAGCAGCCAATATCAATATCGCTTCACACGCGGATTCCAGAACGTGCAGCTCGTCTATCAGGCGGGATACGCAACGTTGCCGCTCGATCTGCAGCAGGCCGCAATCGAAGGCTTCGCATACATCTATCGCCGCCGCACCCACATCGGCGAAGATTCCAATTCCGCAAATGGGCAAGTGACAATTAATTTCAGCAGAGAGATGCTTCCGCAGAGTGTGTTGTTGACTCTCGATCAATACACTCGAAGAGCATTGGCATAACTGCGGATGGTCACTTCGAACTTGAACGAGGAATTTGGATAATTGTCTTCTCCTGAAAACTGACCCCAGCTGACAGGCGCTGTCCCGTATCTTTTCGAATAATTTCGTGGCCTGCTATCGCCCACACGTCCGCCCGCTGATGAGGGCAGACAATTAGCCCCTCGTCAGAACTGAGCTTCTTTCTTGTCACGTCGTACTGAACAAAGACACATGGAATCGTGCTTGATTTGTTGATGACAAGAGGGACTACTCGGGACCTAAGAAACCGAAAATCCTGTATGCTGCCACCTTCTCGCTGGAGTTGCGTAACCACTTCTCGCAATTTTTCGCCGGCGTGCTCTACAAAACCATCGGTATACATCGCGAAAGCGTCATCCAGTTCACCCTGCTTCAGTCTGGAATAGTATCCGTCTCCGACTGGTAAAGCTTGCCTTTGGTCAACGTACTGAACCTTGGGGAAGAACACAATAACGAGTCCGACAAGAAGCGCGCCTAGCGTTCCGATAATTACGGTTTTGGTTTCCGCTTTCGTCAAGGTGAGCGAAGTATAAATGGCTGCCAAAGTTGAACGGAGTCCGATGAGACGAGCAACAGGTCCTTATCGATGAACGTTTCCCGCGAACAAATTTACTCAGTCCTCTTCACCACCCTCCAGTCCGCCCTCGGCGCGAAGTTCGCCACCATCTCGCGCCGATGGCGAGTGCCGGAGCAGGTCTCGCCGGAATCGCGTCCGGCGCTCTTCCAGGTACAGACCGGCGAGCGCGCGAAGACCAACGCGAACGGCGAGCCAATTATCTGGATCGCTACTGTCGATCTCGTGATCTACACGCAAGGCTCGGGCGACGAGCAAACAGTTCCATCTCAGGAATTGAATGATCTGCTGGACGCGGTCGAGGCCGCGCTCGCTCCACCTCCGAACTCCGACGGCAAGCAGACGCTCGGCGGCAAGGTCTCGCATTGCCGGCTGCAAGGCAGCGCGCGCATTGTCGAGAACGTGAATGGAGCAGCGGCGATGGCGGTGGTGCCGGTGGAGATACTTACAACAGCATAAGCAATCAGCAGTCAGCACTCAGCATTCAGCAAAACCGGCTTTTTTAGCTGATTGCTGAGTGCCGAGTGCTGACTGCTTCTTTCCAGGAGATAACCCATGTTCCAATTCGGATCAGGCACGCTCTGGGGATATCCCGTTAGCGGGAACCTGGCGGCGAATCCTACGCCCATCAAGTTCGGCACGCTGCAGGACGTCAGCCTGGAGATCTCGGGCTCGCTCAAAGAACTCTACGGACAGAACCAGTACGCCGAAGCCGTCGCGCGCGGCAAATGCAAGATCGCCGGCAAAGCGAAGTTCGCGCAGATCGTCGGCAAGCACGTGAACGATCTGTTCTTCGGCCAAACGATGACTAGCGGACAAAAGCTCACGTCGCTCGACGAAGCGCAGAGCGTCCCCGCGTCATCCCCGTACACGATTACGGTAACGAACTCAGCGCAGTTCGTCGACGACTGGGGCGTGCGCTACTCCGCCACCGGACTGCCGCTGGTGAAAGTCACGAGCGCGCCGGTGCAAGGGCAGTACTCGGTCAGCGCCGGCACCTACACCTTCGCCGCAGCCGACGCCGGAGCCGCCGTGCTCATCTCGTATCGCTACACCAGCGCCGCAGGCGTGCAACTCAACATCCGCCAGCAGCTCATGGGATTCGCGCCGACGTTCCAGATCCTGCTCAACGAGCAGTACGCCGGCAAGCAGGCGAACCTGCTCCTTTATTCCTGTGTCGCGGAGAAGCTCACCTGGGCCACAAAGAACGAAGACTTCCTCGTGCCGGAGTTCGACTTCGAGGCGTTCTCGAATGCCGGCGGGCAGGTGATGGATTTGTATTTAGCTGAATAAACCAGGCTGTCGGCTTTCGGCAGTCGGCGTTCGGCCAGCAGCCCTCTTTCCAGCAGCCCTCTTTGTTGTCATTCCGAGCGAAGCGAGGAATCCCTACTGAACCGAAAATGCATGGGCAATAGTAGGGATTCCTCACTGCGTTCGGAATGACAGCAAAGGCTCCAGAATGTCACTGGCCGAGTGCCGAGTGCCGACTGCCGACTGCCGACTGCCCTATTTCCCCCGCGCCTCGATCACATTCCGCAGCGTCTCCAGCAGAATTTCTGGACCTTCGAGGGCGTTAACCCAGCCGTCGGCGGTTTTGCGATCGGGGAGCGGGTTATGGCTGCGAATCACCATCACTACCGGCAATCCAGGAAGAATTTTCTTTAGTTTCCGCGCTAACGCAATGCGCTGCTCGTACGGGATGGAATCGCCGAGCACCGCCGCCGCCCACGGACCGGCGTCGTTCGCGAGGATGCTTTCGGCCTCGGACAAATCCATGGTGGTCACGACTTCGTAACCAGCCGACCGCAGCACAGCGTTCCGCGTGCCGAGAACCGTCTTGTGTTGACTAACCGAAAGAATTCGTCCGGGCATGGGCCTTGTGCCGGTGCTCATGGAGACTCCTCAACTGGCTGGGAGACCGCCGAGAGTTCTTCACAGGTACATAGCTAACTGTGGAAATGCTCAGGGAGAGTAACAAATTTGGATTACCCGTGTCACTCAAAAAGGAGACGCTGAATGGAAACGCACTCCATCATTCTCAAAGGCAAACAGTTCAGATTATCCGCACTTACCTTGGGAGATTTGCGCCGACTTGAGCCAATCCTGCTCGGAGCCGAACAGAAGTTGGCAAGCGGATTCGGCTCGATGCTGTCGCTGGTTCCGGTGATTCATGAATCGATCAGCAAGCTGCATCCGGAGATCGCGCTGGAGGAACTAGAGGACATGCTCGACCTGAACAACTTCACCGAAGTGCTGGATCGTGTGCTGGAAGCCTCAGGCCTGAAACGCCGCAGCTCCGAGGCTTCGCAGCTTCGTGGCTCCGAAGCTGGTTCCCAGGGGGAACCCGTGCCAGCGGCCGACTAAGCCGGATCGCCGACTGGCCACATCTCTTCGGCTACATCGCAACCTCCACCGGCTGGACGATTCCCGAAATCGAACTCCTCACACTGCGCCAGGCCAACGAGCTGCTGGAGTACTGGAGCGAGCATCCGCCGTCGCATTTGTTGCTCGCAGCGATGATGCGTGCTCGGCCTTTACGGAAGAAGCGGACCCCGGACGATTTATTGAGTGCAGTCGCAAACGCTGGCGGCAAAGTATCTTCATCGCCCCCGGAACCAATCAAGCACTTGCTGCAGCACCAGGCCGCCAAGGCGAACGCTGAGCCAAGTGCCGGAGGCACGATATGTGAAAGCCCAGGACAAAGTCCTGGGTAAGCAAGAAAAATGAACCTGAGTCCCGGAGGGACGGCACGTCGTTTAATCAGAAGCAAGCTCCAGGTAGTACAAGATCCCTTGCGCGACGGCAAAACAAATCGGAACGAGGGAAAGAATCAATACAAAACCCTCAGCTTCTAGTTCTGCAAACTTGAAAGCATCGAAGATCAGCACTCCCGCAAGCACTGCAGGTATTCCGGTATTCACGAATGCCGCTTTCCGATTCCGCCTGAATTCGAGAATGAAGCCTATAAGTGCTGCGAACAGTAATGGAGCCAACGAAAAGCAGAGGAACTTGTTTTCGTGATTTCCAATGCCACGAAAGAGATCTCGAAGGAAGGCAACAATGAGCACGATGATTGCGATGGTGATGACGGCGTGAAGCACAATTCGGATGATTCTCATCGGTGAGTAAGGTGTCGTCCCTCCGGGACTCGGATTCTAAATGACTCTAACCCAGCACTTCGTGCTGGCTTTCACATTTCGTGCCTCCGGCGCTAAGACCAAAAACGGTTTCGTGACCTTCGTGTTAACTCCCGGTTTTCGTATGAACTTCGACAACAGCTCGCTGCTCCAATCCGTACGCCAAACGACCGACGCCTCAGCGCAAGCTGCGCAACAGATGCGCGAGCAATTCCAGCAGACCAGCGCCGAGATCCAGAAGATCACCGCCGCAACAGTCCGCGATCAGAGCCAACAATGGAACACGGTGTTCACGACCATGAATCGCGGCTTCGCCAACACGGTCACGCAAATGAGCAGCAGCTCGCGGACGCTACAGCAGAACATCGCGCGTGTCCTCGACCAGATCCTGGCCGACTTCCTGCGCATGCTCGAACGCATGGTCGCGCAGTGGGTAGCGCAGCACACCCTCATGCAGGTCTTCGGCATCGGCTCGCAGAAGACCGCGTCGGCGGCGAACATCGGAAGCTCGGCGGCGGAAGGCGCCGCAGCGGCCTATGCCTCCGCAGCCGCAATTCCCATTGTGGGATGGTCGATGGCGCCCGCCGTAGCCGCCGAAGCCTACAGCAACATCCTCGGCTTCGAAGCGCTGAACGCCTTTGCCGCCGGTGGCATCGTCCCGGATGATTCGCTCGCGTTCGTCCACAAGAACGAAATGGTCTTGCCCGCGAGTCTGTCCTCAGGCCTGTCGCAGATGATCGCCGACGATGATAGCGGCGGCAGCAACATGCACATCAACTTCTCCGTCTCCGCAACGGACTCAAAGAGCTTCGAAGGTCGTTTGCACGAGCATGCCGATGCGCTGGTGCAGGTGATTAAGCGGGCTTGGAGACACGGAAAGTTCTAGGCTTCCTAAGGCTTGTCATTCCGAGCCGCTGCCTTTGCGGCGAGGAATCCCTACGGATGCCCATGCTGCATGGGTATCGATAGCGATTCCTCACTTCGTTCGGAATGACAGAATAAATCGCCTCGACCACGTCATTCCGAGCCGCTGCTGCTGCGGGCCAGCAATCCCTACCAACGCCATGCTGCACGGGTGTCGATAGGGATTCCTCACTTCGTTCGGAATGACAAAACAAACACATGTCGAATACAAACTTCCCCGATCTCCGCGGCCTAGCCTGGGACTACATGCTGACGCCCACGTTCTCGACCGGCATCCAGCAGGCGACCAGCGGACGCGAGGTGCGCGCGGCGTTCTGGAGCGCGCCGCTGTGGAAGATATCGCTCACGTATGAATTCCTGCGCGATGACGCGCAGCACGTCGATGCCAACGGATACTCCGAGCTGCAGCAGCTCGTCGGCTTCTTTCTCGCGCGGCAGGGCTCATTCGATTCGTTCCTGATCGATCTCGCCCAGCTCACGCGCAAGCCGCTCGACTCTACCATTTCGGGACAGCCGATCGGCACAGGCGACGGCAGCACGTCGAGCTTCCAACTGGCCCGCAACATCGGCGGGTATCTGGAGCAAGTGCAGAATCCCGCCGGACAGAGCGCGACCGTCTACGTCGGCGGAGTTCGCAAGACGCAGGGCTTGGATTACACGATCGCAAACGGGATTGTCAGTTTCGCGACGCCGCCCACAAGCGGAGCCGCAATCACCGCGGACTTCCAGTGGCTCTGGCGCGTGCGCTTCGCTCAGGATCAATTGGAGTTTGGGAATTTTATGTATTTGCTTTGGGAGTGCAAGAAGGTTGAGCTTATCGAGGTGCGCAGCTGATGGCTGGGCTTTCGGCGCTCGGCTATCGGCGTTCGGCCAGTAGCCTTTTTGTCGTTGCCGTTCAAAGCCGGAAGCTATTTCTGTGTCACGAATACCTCGTACTGACATTGCTTGCCTTCGTTCACTTTCCTGAGTCGATTGGCTTCGGCTTCCGCGGCTTCGTCCGTAGAAAACACCGAAACAACGGAAACGCTGTCCTGAGGCCGCTTGGAACTGAGCGGCAGATCGAAACGAACGATAGCGTACAGGTGCATAAATCTGGAATTGTGGCGTGCGCTCATCGAGACCATATTGTCATAGCCACGCTGAAGCGAGTGTTCAGAGGTCAGCGTTCGGCCGGTAACGACTTTCGTTGTCTCCACCAAACCGGCTGCTGGCCGAAAGGCGATAGCCGATAGCCGAAAGCCCAAGTATGAAAACCGCCACACCCGCATTCATCGCCT